AGCCTCAGATCCTGTTGAAACTGAGTATCCTTATCGACAACCACGCTGTCATCAAACTGGAATGCCACCTCATAGCCACCAGCCGGCGCCAAACCCCCGATCGTTGCCCACACATCCATTGACCAGATCAGCTGCTCTAATGCCGTTTCAAGCTCCTTCTGCGTGTCCACGATTGTTGCATACGTACGCTGTTTGCTAATCTTGATCTCCGTAGCAGTCTTATCAACCGTGTTCGGATCACTCAAAGTGCCATAAGCAAGCCCACACGCATACTCAATCCGTTTCAGGATCGCATCGAGACCGCTCAGTATGTTTTGCTCTCGCAGGTCCGGTGACCAGCCCTGGAAAAGGCTGTTATCCACCGAGCCTGTTTCCAGTGCTCGGTACAATCGCTTGTGTGGCAGCAGCGATCGGCCGTCGTCGTCCCGTTTGAATGCCAGCTCATCCACAAAGATCGCCGTCTGGCCCGCCTCAAACTCCCACAGCAAGTTGGACCATTGTAGATCTGCTTGCCTGATAAGATCCGTTGCTCGGCTGTAGCATGACACACCCAGTGGAGAGCCTGCTTCGATGTTGTTTGCCATCGGATACCGGAAATAAGCGTATAGCGGCCGGTCAATACCGGTGATCAACGCCTCTTCTTCAATCTCAGCCCAGACATCCACGCTGTCCAATCTCACACTCTGACCCAGCGTGTCCTTGTTGGATGATTTGAACGCCCTGTTGATGATCTGGCAGCCCTGGTCAATCATCGTGTGATATTCCAGGCGGGTATAATAATTGTTTCCCCTTCTCCGCTGGTCCACAAACACCACCGCAGTCAGATTACCATCCCCGTCAAATGCTACCGGATAGAACTGATCCGCTTGCACATAATCCACAGCCAGTTGATCGCCCGTGATGTACGGCTTGAATACCAGCCCGCCCTTTGCACAGCCAAATTCCACCTGATGCCGCAGCTTGTCCATTACACGCTCAAACTGCTGCTCAAGCCATGTAGATCGCGCTGACCCGCTGAACTCTGCCTCCATCTCAATGGTCACCGACCGCGCAATCTCACCAGCGATCGCCGCTGCCAGATTCATGCTGTAAACGTCTTCTGTTCCCTTTGCATACGACGAGGATCGAAGCCATGGTGCATCGTTCTCATACATCTGAGCCCAAAGCTCAACAGCGCTTGCCATCTCAGAGCTGATTGCCACTTCAACATTAAGCGCTTTATCTACCGTTTGTTTCCCTATCATCTTTTTGATCCAATCTCTGATAAAGCTTAGTATTTTATTGAACATTATTTCTGTCCCCGTCGCTTCCAGATCCGGTTGGTTGCATACCGCACAGCATCGATCGCATGATTATCATGATCTGGGAAATCACTGATATATTCGCCATCCCGATTCATCTCATGTTCATAATTCAAAAATTCCTCAGCCGCATATGGACAGCGTCTGTTGTCAACCACAATCTTCACCAATGATTGCAGCCATTTGATCGAATACCGCACGCTCTCAGGCCCCTTGTCGGCGCCCAAACATGCCAGCCCATACGCTCTCAGGTCAGCGATCGACTTCGGCTCCGCACTGTCAGCGATGATCTGATCTGATGGCTTCACGCCCTTTTCGTTGATCAACGCTTCATACAGCTGCTGATTGCCATGTTTCCAACCTCTATACTCGTCATAGATGTACAGGGTCATCCTGGCAGCATCATAATGACATCGCACCCACTGAGCCGGATCCGGGTAATACCCAAAGTCCAAACCATCATAGATCCGGTCAAACTGCTCAATCTCATCATCTGTTATTGGCCGGCATTCCACATTCTCAAATACCAACCCGCCCACGGATGTCGGAATGCCCAGGTATTCATGCTCATAGGCTGATGGATTCATCTCCCGCAGGAAATCCGCCTCATCCAGGAATGCTTGCCCTAACCACTCCTTTGGCACTGTGCGGTAATCGCTCTCATGTACAAAACGATTATCCTTGGGCAGCTCCAATTCCTTCAAAACCCAGTTGTTCCGGCTGCGCGGCGGGTTGAAACTCTTGAAGATGTACGCCTGGTCACCGCCGCGTAATGCCGATTGCACTATCGAACGCACGGCTGCCGATCCCCTGAATTGATCCAGTTCCTCAAACCACAGGATATTGATATACCCGAACCTTGGCTTGATCGATTTGATCTTCAGCGGGTCATCCCCGCCTCTAAAATAAATCTTCTGGCCGGTCGGGATGTAAGTGATCTCCAACGGAGATGTGGTTGCTCTAAACTTATCGGACAATCCCAGGTAGTTGATTGCCCACACCAGCTGGGAATAGACCGAATCCCGCAGCGTGTTCGCAACTTGTCGAGTTACCAGCCCGTGCCACTCCGGATTATTCACCAGCAATTCAATGATCGCCTCAGAGGTAAACGATGACTTGGTAGATCCCCGGCCACCCTTAAAGACATACTCAGTATGGTGATGCGAGAGGATGTCCCGGTAAACGTCATAGAACGAGCCTGCGATCGCATTAGCCGGCAGGTTGAACACCACAGCCTCCTGCTCAGTTTCCGGCTCGGTTGTGTTCACCCGGGTGATCAGCGATTGATTGGGCTTACCGATCAGCCATTCCAGGATCTCTGTGGACGCCTTTTGTTTGATCCGTTGATCACGGGCTTTCAAACCATCCACTTTGACTTCAACCGCGTCCATCCCTGCTTCCTGTAATCGCATCATGATCTGCAGCGCAACCTCTGTTCGGATCCGCTGTGCCAGGTTGTTAAGGTACTCTCGCTCTTCGGGCGTCCAGTTATAGAAGGTGCCTCTGGAAAAGCCCGCGTTGGTATAACCATCCTTATCCGTGTTTACCTTGCTGCGCTCCAGCACGTAAGCACGCTTCAGATCGTCATCTATTTTGTCTATCTCAACTCGTAAATTTCCTAGATTCGTCATATTTTCGGCTTAATCATGTCCAAAGATAGCAGTCAGAAGTCCAAAAAAGCCTGTTTTAGCTCCAAATTTTGCAAGAATCGGCTTTCATCCAAATACAGCCTTTTCCAAACGCTTCACTCGTTCCTCTAATGTCAGATCGGGGTCTGGGCTTGTCCCTGGGTCAGGCTCAGGGTCAGGCTCTATTGGTTCAGGCATCGGTTCAGGCTCAGTATCTATCTCTGTTATCCTGGTCCATTGTGTCAATCCTGAGATCCAACCCGCTACACCATTCTTGATGATGCGATACCAACCGTTTCGCTCTTCGGTGGAATGATATACCTCACCCTTCAAAGCATATTGCCCGGTTGCTGATCCGTTCGGCGTTGTTCTGATGTTCATGTTCCCCAACATCTCAATTACATACAATGTGTCTCCTCCGTTTTCCGGCGGCATGGGCGCGCTGATCCCAAGCCATGCCAACAGATCTTCATAAGAACCCTGGAAGTAATTCAGATCTATGCTCTTGGCTTGCATGCCAAACTCTGCACCCCTGCTGTTGCCATCAGCACTGTATTGCCATATTTTCCAGTTATCCCACGGATACGGCACTCTTGGCCGTGTCAGCGAAGTCACCACCCATGGGTACTGCGCAACCCACAAGGGATATTTGCGGAAAAAGCCCACATGTTTATCCTGGAAGTGATCCATATACCACTTGGCAGTATAAACGATCGGCACTCTGCCAGTGGCACGCTCAACCTCGTCAAGCCATACCTGCGCACACCAGGCATAATGCGATTGCGTTCCAGTTAAATAGGTAAATTTTTCCTCAAAATCCAACACCGCCGGAAAATGGAACGGATAGCGGAAGTAGCGTTCAAGGAAATAATCGGCCGCCCGTTTAGGATCAATATCCGGCTGCAGCCAATGAAAACATCCCAACAGCAATTCACCACGCCCAAAAGCCTGATCAAAGTGTTCTGTGAAACGGCGATCCTCGAATAGATATGAACCGCCCCTTGCACTATCGCTTGCCTTCCCGATGTAATACTTAGCACCGGCATCAGCCATCTTGGCAAAGTTGATCGAACCTGACCAGTGTGATCCATCTGCACCTAATACCCAGCCGTTCATAGCTTTTCCTCGATTTTTTCCTCTAATTGCTGCAGCCTGGATTCGTGATCTATCGTGTTGGCAAATATTACGTCTACACGATCTTGTAGTAAGCGCACACGGATCTCCAACGCCCTCAACTTTGCAAGTAAGACAGTTAAGGCGTGATCCTCGTCCATTTCATTCCTCTTCAAACCGCCCCAAGCGGTCCTCAAGGGCACGGATTCGCTCTGTCAGATCCTTGTTGGTCTTGATCAGCTGTTCGTTTTGTGTTTTGAGCCGCTTTAGCTCTTGATGCAGTTGGTGATTCTCTTCAGTTAATTTTGCGATGATCATGTCCCTGCCTTCAACATCCGCCTCAAGCCGTTCTACGCTGGTGTGAAGCTTGTCAATTCGCTTTTCAAGACGCTCAATCAACGCATCGAAGGAATCCACCTTGGATTTGAGCTTGATCGCATCCGCCTCGGCTTGCACTTTGCATCGATTAAAGGCCCCGTTGATCAGGGCAACCAAAACGCCACCGCCCAGTGCTGCTACAACGATCGATGCCCAATCCATGCTCAGTCCTTTTCTACAATTTCTTCCCCATCCTCAACGAAATAGATTCGCTGGGATTTCTCGGCTGCGTCTTCCACTGCAATCATTGTGATCAAAACGCCTACCAGTGCCACAATCGATTGCCATACAGTATCCGGGATGTCAAAAAATTGCAGGACCACCGCCTGGACAACGCCAAACAGCGCTAACCAAAACTTCCTCGATCGTAATAAACTTTGTAAAACCATGGGTGCCTCCATTTCAATTTCTATTCTTCAATTTCTATTCTTCAATATCTGTTCAATATTTCCAATTTACAATAAAAAAGCCCGGAGCGTATCTCGTTTATAGAGAAACACTCCGGGCTGGTTTAAACCAGCTCTGGGAGCAGGTAATCAATTCTTTCACAATCCATTATATCATATCTACAAACATTCCACAATCATTTTTGTTGCTTTTGCTGGTTAGATTGTTGGTTGGATTGCTTAAATTTTTCAAACTTTTCACTGATCGTTTTGCGAAATCCCACAATCGCATTTCTTTCAACCACAATCTCAAGCGAGCCATAGCCATGCATCAGTATTTCATTCAACGCATTTTCGATTTCAACGAACTCATTTGGTGTGAGATTTCCCAAAAATGTGTCTTTCTGCAATCGTGTGGGCAACAATGTTCTCCAATGCTATTAGCTTGTTATCATTTACCAAGCTATCATTTATCAAACTGTCAGCTATCAGACCATCAGTATCAGTTATATTCCCTTCATCATCATCATGATTGCGTCCCGGTTTGAAAGCCCATGCAACCTTTTATTGAATAAATATTTCGCCAACATTTTCATTACTATGAACAAATAAATGGCACTCATGACAAAGTAAAACTAAATTATCAATATCTAATCTAAATTCCTCAACATCTACAGGAATAATATGATGAACATCAAAAAGCCAATTTTCTCTTTTGCCCTTTATTCCACAGCTTTGACATGTTGATTTATCTCGTTTCCAAACTTTTTTAACAAGAGATAACCACTCTCTTCTGCTATAAAACAATTGTTTCTCAGATGTTATCCCGCCTTTCCATAAAGGGGCGTTTTCTCCAGACATCAATGAAGAATGTTCTATGTGTCGACATTCGTCTGAACAAGTTCTTCCATTGCCATCTCCCACTTGATATTTCGTTGGATAGAATGTTTTTCCACAAATAACACAAGTTCTTTCAACATGTCTACCCCCTCTCCAGTTTGGATTTCTCTTACCTGTTCTTGCTTTAGCAGAACATGAATGTGAGCAATATTTCCCTCTACCTACAGATATTCGATATCCTGTAGTCTCAAATTCTTTTTCACATAATTTGCATTGTGAAATAACTTTTGCCATCTTTATAATCCTTTTGCCATCATAATAATTGCATCTCTATTTGATAATCCGTGAAGCCTCCCGAAAAAATTTATACAATCGAGTGGTTTAAGAGTGCAGCCGGTGTAACACCCACAGATCTGTCGCTGAGTATCTATCCAAAAGCTTGGATCATGATCATCGTGAAATGGACATTTCGCCAGCATCCACCGCTGATCGCCTGAGGATGAGATCGCTCCCGAGAAAAAGTCTTCAATTCTAAACCTGCTGCGGATCCGAGTCACCAGATCAGGACCAGCATCAAGACCGGTATCTTCCTGGCTCTCTGCT